TCATATTCCTATCGCCATGCCATGGGGCATGGATGGGGCAAAGTCCGATAATTTCTGGTTCAACATAGCAATCTGATCGCTGCTGCTGTCGGCCATCCAGGCGCCGTAAACATTGAAAACCATCTGGGCGCTGGAGTGTCCCATTTGGCTGGCAATGAAACTCGGATTGGCCCCGGCAGACAGCGACCAGCAGGCGTAAGTGTGTCTCGACTGATACGCCTTGCGGTGCCTTAAACCTGACCGTTTAAGCGCCGCATCCCATGAGTCACCAACTGAATCGGCTTTGTACAGGTAACCTACGCTGCCACTTTTTTTAACCAACTGAGGATTGAACACAAATGTACAGTCGTGAATGACCGTTCGGCCATACTCCCGCAGTTGTACCTCAACCTGATACTGCTTGCCTAACCTGGTCATTTCCGCCTGGTTCCTCAAAGCGTCAATGGCTGGCTTGATCAGGTGAACGACCCTGTCGGTACCGGCTTCGGTTTTTGGTAGAGTGAAATCACCGAGTTTCGTATAATTCCGGCGTATGGTCATCGTTCCAGTTTTCAGATCTATGTCTTCCCATGCGAGGGAGACCAGCTCACCGTGACGTAATCCTGTGTATACCGCAATTGACCACAGGTTTTTCGTTTGCTGATGCTTGCAGGCATCTATGAAGCGAACGAATTCATCACGTGTGAGCGGATCTGGTTCTATCCTGGCCCTCTTTAGCGGCTTGATGCCGTTAAACGGGTTTTCACTCACATAGCCATTATCAACAGCGAACTGAAACATACCCGCGATCGTGGTCATGTAGTAGTTTACCGTCACCACACTCAACCCTTTATCCCCCGCCAGCATATCCTTCCTGATATAGAGAAGTTCTTCTCTTGTCACAGACGAAACCAGCTTATTCGCGCCAACCCTCGGCAGCATGCTTCTCACTACCGATTCATACCTGTTTATGGCATTAGCGCAGATCTCCATCCGTTTAAGCTCAAGCCATTTTTCAGACAGATCTTTCACGGTGATATCTTTCTTGCCGATGCCGAAAGTTTTCAGATTTGGCGAGTTGGGGAATTGGGCCGCATAGTCAAAGGTCCCCATGCGGATAGCGAAACAAACTGACGTTCTCAGCTCCCCGGCCACCTTCCTGTTTTTAGCGGTGTCAGGGACACCGAGGTTTTCCCTGACACGCTTACCTTTAAAAATGAACCATATGCGGAGTGACTTTCCGTGGTTCTCAACGCCCGTTGGGTATGATTCTTTACTCATTTATCCCTCCCGACGTCCAGGAGCGTTGCAAGTTTACCTGTTTCATACCGCCCGATCACCCAATGGTTGCTTTTGAGCCTGAATCCATGCGTCTACCGCTTTGCGGTTGTACATGCATTCGCTGGTTGGCTTAGGCTCTCCTTCAGGGGAAACGTGCTTATACTCCCGGCCAAGCAGCCAAGATGATTTACGAGCCCGTGTAATAGTGCCGCGCTTCATACCAGTGACCGCCATCAGCAAGTCCTCTGAAACCCATTCGTTTGGCTCGATCTGGATTATTGTCTGCATGCATCACCTCTGGTGCTTGCCACGTTCTTCAAATTCTTCCTGACAGTCAGCGCAGCGCTGACAGCCCGCCATAAGTTCCCGGCGCCGCTCGGGTATCTCTTCCCCGCAGTCGCGGCAGTGAGTAGCCGATATCGCCGCATGGTTGATGCGACATTTCGCAATGGCGGCTTCCCGCTGGAGTTCCGCTAACTCGTTGGCCTGATCGATGATTTCTGCGCTCATGCTGCACCGCCTTCAACGCGCTTGAACTCGATAACCCAAACCCAGGGGTTGGCCAGCCAGTTTTCGGCACCATAGATGGATTCCCACAGGCTTCTGAATGAGGACCGATACAGTTGATTCATTTCTACGTAGTGGGGCATGTCCTCTGACCAAAACTGGAAAAACTCATCACGGGCTGCGTAATTCCTAGCGACTACTGTCTGGTCCCATACCTCGGTATGAACTCCCTCGCGTTGTGCGTCCTCTTCGCTGATAGCGTTCAGCCGTTCCACGCGCACGTTAGTGATTTCCAGCAGAATGCGGCTGGCTGCTCTCGGCATATGAATGGAAGGTTTCCAGCACGAACGGCCATCTTCATAACCATCGTCATCACCCCAGGTAAATTCACCATCAGCTGCATAAATGGCGTAGCCAGAGTAATAGCCATTGCCAAACGGCATTTCGTGGATGGCAGTCGCTGGACGATCAGGAACCCAGTCAATCATCAAGCCATCGTCACTAAAGTCGTGACTGACAACGCCCCAAGTTTCACGCACCCAGATACGGTCGCCTGGTTTTCCGTAATGGCAAAAATGAGCAGTGGTGCTGCCATGCTTGTGCCTCCGAGAGGATTTCCAGCCAATTACTTCTGGGTTAGGGAAAATGCCACGCTCAATGTCGTCAGCCGGCTGCGGCGCCATAATCCGCCGTGTCTGTGTCTTCCGACCGTCGCGAATGGCCCGCACCATCTCCCCGTTAAAAATCATTCCGCGTTCTTTCATGACTCAACCGCCTTACTCAGCTTCTCGCCGAGAGCAACGATATAGTCGCGCAATTCTTGCAGTGACTGCGCTTCTGATTGCAGAATTTCACGATGGCAAAGTTCTTTCACCAGGTGCTCAAACTTGCTGTAGTAGCCGAGTCGAGCCAGCGTTTCCTGACCGGCGTTCTTACCATCCTTAATGATGCGTTTCTCGTTCAGGATGAGGTCATGCGTTGACCCTGTGACGACGTATTTATCACCGAGTTCGATGTGTAGGTTTTTGCTCATGATTCCACTCCATACCGCCCATTCATGCGGCCAATAACACTGACAAATTTCACCAGGCTGACACCCATCGGCTTTACCTTCTCGTAGTGCTTGCGAAGGATGGGGGGGGGGGCATACAGCGTTCCACTTCGGTTTAGGTTTTACGCTCATAGCTTCGGTTATCTCTTCTGCGCAGCGACGAGCCTGGGCGCGGAGAGCGTTTTCCTGTTCTTCTGGTGTCATGCTGCCTCCAGATTCCCGATCCGCTTTAACTCAGCCAGCGATACTGACGTGATGATGTGTCGCGGGGTGATGTACGGGCGCCAGATAAACAGGAGCGAGCCTTTAGGGTTGCTCTGGCGCTTTCCTGTAACAGATGCCGGAACAAACTGAACACGGCCGCCGGTTATGAGCCTGAGTTCATCAGCTGATTGTATGGCTGAAATAAACCAGCCAGTAGAGATGTCAGCTGGTAGCAACATCACTACGGCCTGAGACTGCGCCCGGGATTGCTCAGCAGCCTTTTCCACCCACGGCCCAATATCGGAATAGGGCGGGTTACACCAGATCGCACCGTATGACGCCCATTCGCTGTTCAGCGAGTCATCCAGCTCAGTGAGATAGTGAGCGCATAGCGCATTACTCTCAGAGGCTGCAGCATCCAGCCAGAAGCCAAACTCGCGGTCGAGCGCGTTGAAAATTTCAATCGGCGTTTGCCAGTAGTCACGTTCATTTTTTGGAGTTTTCGATCCGCCATAATCAGTCATTGCGCACCTCTTTTCGTGCCTGCCTTTCTCATGCGGCATGGTCGTGGTTTTTTATGCTGGAAATCTCTTTCTCCAGCTCTTCCAGGAACTTTTTCACTTCGGACTCAATCTCATTTGCCAGTACTTCGTCGAAGTGAATGCGCTTTTTGAAATAGGCGAGGTCTGGCGGAAGACGATCGTCGAAACTAACGAAATCACACCATTTTCGCCCTGTGCACATCATCTGAGCGTGCATCTGCAGCAGGTACTGGCGTTTTGGCTCGCCAGTTTTTAAGGTCTCAAGATGAGTCCAGGTGTTGGGGCACTTAATTTCGATAAGCCCATCACCATTAACAAGCCCATCAGGGCTTGCTGCGAATCCTGGTATAGTTGGGTGATCGATAAGCCCCACCTCAGTGATTTCGGCATCGAACTCATTCAGCGCATACATTTCGCGCGCTACCGGCTCGAGTTCTGTTCCGCGCATCATTGCGGCGTTGGAGAAACCTTCTTCAAGCTTCCCGGTGAGGCGTTGGCAGATCAGCTCGGCCATGTAGTTCTGTCGGCTTGCTGCATAGCCAGACTTGGTTCTGGCCATGACGTCAGCAAGGCGGCTGGCTGTGACTTTTCCGCAGCGAGCGGCAAACCATTCTGGGGTGCGCTGTTCCATCATTTATCCTCCGGCGCTGCGGCATCGACAGGTTCTGCGTTGTCGACTGCAAGGCTCATGTCATACATGCGACGCTTCTCAACCGCGCCGATAACCTGTTTCTCTTCTGCGCTTAACGCCACCCAGAATTCCTGATACTTAACAGTCCCAAGGCGTGCGGCAGACTCGCCTTTTGCGATCAGTTCCGGGCGGCGGCCATCCGATTCATGACCTACATGAACCTCTGTCGTACTCCCTTCAATGACACGTTCGGCTTCGTCCTGATCGAAGATGCCAGCAAACCCGAATGCGAGACGCGCACACTGGATCAGCGTCTTGTGACGAAGCATGCGGGTAGGGTGGGACTGCCATGGCTGAGTATTGCGCTTGCACTCTCCCATGTACTCAGTAACGATGGTCGGGTGTGTGCGGTCTTTCCGGTATATCTTGCAGGTACACGCGCCTTCCTCCTTGTCGTAGGCAAACTCCATTCCATCAAACTGAGGATGTTCGTTGATAATTCGAGCCCAGCCGTCAACGCCGACCACTGGAACAATTCCGCCTTTATCCGGGAATGCATAAATCTCTTTCGTCCACGGGTTCAGTCCGTACTGGTTGGCGACGATCAGCAGTGCCGTGAACTGCTCATCAGTGACATTCCCACCCTTAAATGCAGTATTTTTCAGAGTGTTCATCAGGTCAGTTCCGGCATCCATGCCGAGGCGGGAGGCAAGCTTCCCGGCCATTGTAGAAAGTGCTGTGCTCATAGAATTCCCCTCAAAGTTAAAACGGGCAGCCGGTGCGGTGATCCCAGTCGTATTCCGCCTGGGCGTAAGCTACTGCCGAGATGAGATCGTTATATGCCTCGCCAGCTGCATCGCTGCGGAGGCCTTCGTATGGGCTTTTGTCCATTGGCACAGAGAAGCGGAACAGGCCTGACGGTTCTTTCGGCAGGGCGTCGATAATTTCCTGCGCCCGATCGTCAATCCACTTTTGCTTCTCTTCGTTGAGCGTTTGCTCGGCCCACTTACGCTCTTCGATAACGTCATATGCGCGGTATGCGTTCATAAGCACCTCAGTAACTGATACCGGTATGAGGAATGCGGCCGTCTTTAACCACGGTGAGCACCTCGATAGCCTGATCCCGGGTAAGGCTGGTATTGGCCATAAGAGCCTTAACAACCTCGACACCCACAGCCTTGCGGTGCTTAACGTCGGCTTCGCGGCGCGCCTGCTCATCTGCTTTGCGCTTCTCCTCAGCCAGACGGGCTTGTTCGCGTTGCTCTGCCTCGCGGCGGATGCGATCGGCTTCTTCCTGCGCTTTGCGCCGCTCGGCTTCAACTGCGGCCTGCTTTTCGCGCTCTGCGCGCTCAGCTGCTTCTTTCTGTTCACGTTCGGCTCGCTCTTTGGCCAAAATCGCTTCGCGCTCTCTGGCGGCTGCAGCGTCAATTTCACGCTGTGCCTGTTCTGCTGCCTCACGTTTCGCTTTCTCTTCTGCCTGGCGCTTGAACTCTTCTTCTCGGGCAATGCGCTGGCGTTCGGATTCTGCTTTCTTCTCGGCCTGCTCACGGTCAAAAGCGTCATTCATCAGCAGGGCCATTTCGTGATCAGACTCAATACGAGCAGCCAGTTGCCGATCGAAGTCTTCATTCATGGCCAGCGCTTCGGCATGCAGTGCGTTCATGGCTTCTTCGGCCTTAATCCGTTCCTGCTCGGCTTCCCATTCAGTCAGCGGGCGACGCACTTCATCTTTCAGCGCATCGAGGCGCTCACGGACAACGCGGCGGCTTTCGTCAATCTGCTTTGGCAGAGCCTTCAGCTCAGCGACCAGGTCTTTACCTGCGTTGTCAATGTAGGTTTTAGAGCGCGCGACCTTGTGAGCCATGGATGCGATAGCGTCACGGCCTTTTTTGGTGGTCACGTCCGGAACCAGGCTGCGAGCCTCTTTTTCGATCGCTTCGATAAGCGGGTCGAGCTGGTCGTTATTGGTGAAAACCGCCATCGCGTTCTTTTTCTCGATGACGACTAAATCCATTATTTCGCTCATGGTTTCCCCTGAAATTTGGTTGTAAGAATCCCGGCACCGTAGTGGCTGCCTGATAGCTCAGTTAAATTCGTGCGCTGATATGCGCGGTTAATGCGTCCCGGCTGGTACCAGGTTCGGCAGCAGGTCGCGTGCCTCAAATGCTTTGCGAATGTGGCGCAGGTTGCCCTGCGGCTCGAACCAGAAGGTTTCTTTCAGGTAGTCACGTGAAACCTTCCAGGTGGCGCCAGTTTTAGCGTTGCGCATCATCACGGCGCGTCCGCTGTTAGGAATTGAGTTAGCCAT